GCAAGCAACGTATTAAGCTCATAAGGACTGATCTTTCCCCAAAGTGCAAGAAGATCATCATAAGTAACAGTGCCGCTTGTTGCAGAGTTTATAACTTCGGCTGAATTGCTGTTTCCGTCACCGTTAATTATGACATCAACAGCATCAAGAAGCTGCTGTCTTGCTATGTAAGCACCTATCTGCCTGAGAGTGACAGTAAAAAGATCAAGACGCTGATATTTTATTGCCTCATACGAAGCGACAAGCATTCTTCCTCTTTTTATGAGCTTAACAAGATTTTCGTTTGTTCTGACATAAGTTTCAGGCAGAGAAGCACCTTCAAGCACGGGCTTGAGTGACTTTTCATCATCGGTAGGTGAAGAAACGACAGAACGGTAATCCATACCGTTAATAACCGTTTTAGCGGCAACGATATCCGAAAGATGATCTGCGTTTTCCATACCTATTGCAACAGCTCTTGAAACATACTCAGGAAAAAGAGCAGCTGAATTTGAAGTTTCAAAGAACTTCTGAACGCTGTCTGAATGTGAACCGCCAACCTTGATATCATATCTTTTGAGCTGACGCTGGAAAGCGTCAAGACCATCAAGGGAAGTTCCCTTATAATTTTCCGACGGATCAAGCTCCTCAAGAATTTCTGTAAGAGATCTGCCGCTGTTGTACATACCCTTTTCAAGTTTTATAGAATCATAAAATGCCATATTAAAAACCTCCTAAATATTAAAGAATAAAGCCGACAACATTAGCTGTCGAATCGAAATCAACAACAAGATATTCTCTGCCGTTTGTACTGTCAGCCACGACCTTGCTGTTTGCGGCAGCCGCAAGCTTTGAATAACCGAGAGAAATACTTCCCGTACTTGACATCTGCACATAGCCTTTGATCTGTACAGCCGCATAGCCGTTTCTCACGCTTTTGCAGATACCGCAGAAAGCACCGCTTGTTACAGCAGTCACCTTACCGTTTGCGCTTATTGAAACAGGCTTGCCTGCCGCAACACCGCTTGCAGCCTCAAAAGTAACTATTCCCTCGTCATAACCGTTAAAAGATACATTCATATTTATTTCCTCCTCAGATATTTTTGTAAAGTGTATTGTTGTTTGCAGCCCTGTTATTTTCTCTGAAAAGCTGCGGTTTCATAGGCATTTTGTCTGCCGCTTTAGCTTCAAGAGAATTTCTGAATTCGTCAAGCTGCTTTACGGAAAGTGCCTTTGTGATCTTATCAAGAGTATCCCTGCCAAGCTTTGGTATAACAAGCGAAGCAAGGGCATTTACATTCTTGACAAGTACAGATCTGTAATAATCCCCGTCCAAAGCCTTTTCCTGAAGACTTTCAAGACGTTTTGCAAGCTCCTGCAATTCCTCAGCGGAAAAACTCTGTTCGGTATTGCTGAAAAGCTTTTTTTCAATATCCATGTTATCAGCTCCTTTAAAAGTATTTTTTATTTCAGCCTTATTTGAAAGGCATTTTACAACTCCGGCAGCCTTCTGAGCCGGTACGGCAACGAATGACCATTCATAAGCATCCGAAGGCTCATCAAGAGTAACAAAGCATTTATGACCGTTGTATTTTCTGCCCTTGATATGCTCACAAACGGATATATCCTGACCGCATACCGAGCATATTCTTTTGCCAACCGAGCAGCCGACACTTACCTCTTTTTTTATACCGCTGTCAAGTGCAAGTATAAGTTCACTGCTCTGTTCGCTCTTAGGGACATATGCTTTTGCATACAGTCTTTTGTACATTCTGCCGTCAGAAGTAAGCTTTCCCTCGACAGTTTCAACCTTACAGCTGAATATTCTTGCTGTCTGATTGAGCGATTTCGGATCATGGTCGGCAATACCCGTAACACCGACAAACAGTTCCGCAAGCTTTTCAAGTGCCTGATCGGAAAATCTCTCGCCGTCCCTGTCAATCTCGTTGTCACAAAGTACAACAGGAAAAACATATACTTCATTTTCTTTAAGTTCACGTCTTGTATATTTGTTTATCTGTTCAAGCTCGCTTTTAAGCGGCATTCCACAGATATCATTTATCATCAATTCC